TCGGGACTGCCTCGGTTGCTGCCACCGTTAGCTGCCACATACTCGGGCGCGTCAATCGGCGTGGAAACCGGGCCAGTGGAGTTGTAGGAGTTGAAAGTTGTTACGGCGTCGGCGCTGCCTCTTTCCTCAACATAAAACACGGCGATACGTTTACCTGTTGCATCGGCTGGCACAATCACCTCGTTAGTATCAGGCGAAGTGACAGTCTTCCAAGCGCGCTGCTTTTGGATGATGAGCCCACCCATGTAGTGGTAGTAAGTTGGGGGTAGCGTTCCATTGGTGCTGATTATGATTGTTCCTCGCCCGGCTGCAAGTCTTTTTGCCCGCCCTGCCCGGCCTTTTCCTTGGCGGCCCGGCTCTGGCGCACGGCGGCGAGCTGGCCGGTGACAAGCGTGGCGACTTCGTTGTAGATCGTGTATTCGCGCAGGCAGTCGGAGATGACTTGGAGATTGCGCACCTTGATTGGGTTGTCGGCATCCTCGGCCTTGACCGGCCCGGCTGGTTTGGCAGCCTCGGCGATGGCCCGGCGGAGGGCTCCTTGGGCGTAGGCCGTGTAGGGCTTGACGATAATCTTGTCGAATGCCTCGTTGTTCTCCAACTGGATGAGGAACTCTTCGGCTAGGGCTTCGATGGGCTTGGACATGGGCGGTTATCGGGTGGGCGGTTCTGCTGGCGGCTGGCCCGCCTCGGCCTCGGCTACGGCGGCTTCTGCCTGGGCTTGGGCCATGATGGCGGAGGCCTCTTGGATGGCGGCTAGGGTGGTTTCTGGGTTTGGTTCGCCAATACCTTTGAGGATGTCGGTGTACTGGCGCATCATAGCTTGCTGCATGGGCGGGGCCATGGCAGCGAACTGGTTCAGCACGTTGATGATGGCTTGGCCCACTTCCACCATTTGCGAACTGTGCGACTTAGTGAGGCTGATCTCAAACACGTTGCGCACATCCTCGGGGAAGCTCTTAACCCACTCAATGAGGATCATGGCCTTGTCTTGGCCTACCTGCTTAATGAGGGCCGCCAGTCCGGCCTCGGTGTTCGTCATCGTGTAAAGCTCGATGTCTATAAAGTCGTTGAGCATGGCCGTTAGGCCGTCCACGACTTCGTTTTCTCGGGCGCGCAGGCTTTGGTTGCTGGTATTTTCGAGGATCTTGGCAACGCCTAGCGTGTCTTGGCCTGGCACGTCGGCCACGGTGGAGTCGGCGGGACTGGTGAGCCCGGCGTTGATCTCGGCCCGGCCAATAAAGCGGTCCATGAGCGTTGAGAAGATTTCCACGTTGGCGGGCTCCACGGTCTTGACGGCCATAGCGTCGTCGGCGGTGAAGCCTGCGCGGAGTTGGTAGCCTTCGGAGTTGCGGAACTGGATGCCGCCGCCGTCGATGCCTTGCTGTGTGGCTAGCGGGTTCTCAAACAGCACGTTGCCGGAGGTGTTGGCGTCAAACTCGATGCGGTTTAACATCTTGTCGCTGACTTCGTGCCAAGTGTCGAGAAGTTCATAGTAGCCCCGGCCTGTCCAGCGGTGCAGCTTCGGCCAGATACGGTGGTCAGTGTAGGGGTGCGGGGCCTCTTTGTCTGACCATGGCAGGATGATCGAAGCGTATTCGTAGTGAATCGGTATTTTGGCGTCCCAGTCGATGAGCACATAGATTGGCTCTGCGTAGCCGTCGCCGTCGGCGTCGTAGCGAATCCATGTCTCCACATAAACGCGGGTGCGGAAGCGTTTGGGGTCTTCGGTGGCGGGCCTCATAGATGCCTCACTCTCCCCATCACGAACGCGGTTCAGATTGGCGCGGACTGTGTAGGTGGCCGTGTCGGCCCCGCCTGTCAGGTTGCCAGTCTTGGCCTTATCGTTGTAGTCGTCAAAGTTCTTCTTTTCGTGCGTTTCGGGAGCGTAGCCAATAAGCAGGTCGCCTGGGTTGGCGGCGAAGACGTGGCCTTTTAGGGGCGAAACGTCGAGGTTTTCGGCGTTGATATGGCAGAAGAAGTCCCCGTAGTGGATGACTTTAGTTTCTGCGCCGGGCTCCTTGCTGGTGCGCTGCATCACAACCTTGGGCTTGGAGATTTGCAGGGCCGCTCCTACTGGCACGAAAATAGCTGGGTCGCGTTCCAATACTTGACGGTCTGGATAGACTGGATCGGCAATCCATTTGTCAGTCGATAGGACAGGCTGGCCTTGGCTATCTTTGATCACTTTACCGTCCAACGTCACGCTTTGGGTAACGACTGGCTTCATGTAATAGGCCTCACTCAGCCCGGCCCGCGTGATCTCTTGGCCTCGGATGAGGCTGCCTTGCTTGGCCTTCTTGCCTACCTCGTTGAGCTTCGTGAGTTTGGCGCGGTGCTTGAGGCGCTGCATTAGAATCTCAATGGCCGGGTTTTCATCCTCGGCCCCCTCGGCATTTGGGCCAAAGAATGCAGGCGTAGAAAGCAAGTCGTTGTCCATCTTGTCGCCGTGCTGGTTGACCGGCGTCATGGGCAGATTCAGCGAAAGGTTTGTCTCGCGGAAAAGCAGGCAGTTGGCCTTGCGGTGCTCGAAGTCCTGCTCGTAGGCTAGTTGGTAGTTGTCCCAGCGCCAGAGAAGCGAGCCAACGGTGTAGTCTCGGCTGGTGGTCTGCACACCCATAAGTTGGCGGCAGTTCTCTACTTCGGCGATGACATACTGAACGAATGCGCTCTCGGCGTCGTCACTTTCAAATGTAAGATGGGAGTTAATGAGGCGCTGCATTCGATATTGTGTGTAGTTATGGCGTGGCTGTGGCTTTGTGCAAGCCCATTGCGTGCGCCTGCTTGCGGGCGGCGGCCATGGCGTCTTCGCGGGCCTGCCTGAAGGCCTTAATCAGGCTCTCGCCCGGCGCTTTCCGCTCACTTGGCATGGCCTTGGCTGCCACCTGGGCGGCCTTGGTGGCGTAGAGGCGGCCTGCCAGCTCGGCAAACTGGCGCTTCTTGGCCGGATCTGTGATTGGCACGGGCTTGGCCTTGCCTGGAGGGTCGGCGGTGTAGTCGTCGCGGTTGAGTGTGGCTGGTGCCCACCGTTTTGTTGGGTGTAGCTTATTGGCGCGGTAAACAAGGCTGTCTGGACGTGGCGTGACTTGCACATTTGCCGGGAAAAGTATGCGCAAAGGCTTGTATCCGAGATCGTCTTTAACCAACTTCTGCCCAGTTGTGCCAATTTTAGCTTGGGCAGAAAATACCGGCAGTTTTGGGGCTATTTCAGGATTTGGCAAGGCGGCGTAGCCTGGGGCGGCTGTCGTGCGCTCGCGGATTACGTCGTCCATTTGGCGCAAAGTCTGTTTGATGAGATTGGGCATGACGTTAGTAAGCAGAAACTTAGTCCATGCGTTTTCGTCTGGGTTTTCTTTACGCTCCTCCACATCGCGCCAAAACTGCATGGCATTTGAGAATCCTTGTAAAAAGGATTTGTCCTCAAGATTTGAAGCAAGGCTTGAAAGCATGTACGTCAAGTAACTGGCGTTTTCACCCTGCGACTTGAGGTGCTTAACCTCTTGATAGTTGCGGTAGGCGTCAATCCACGTTGTCAGAGTGGTGCCTATCGGCTCGTAACGTCCAAATGACCGACTCTTTATGACGTTGCCTTTGCCATCTTGCCAGACAACGGAATTTTCGCCGCCGTACTTTTCCAAGAACTGATTGGTAAACTGTCGCTCTGATCTTCCATGCGGGCGCGATCCTACAAGCAGCACGGGCTTTTCGTCGTCGTTGTCGTCGCCTTCCAGCATGGAGGCCAAAGCCAGCCAGCCAAGGCCAGCCAGCAGCGTTTCGGAGGCATCTTTGATCTGCATGGCCTTTGGGTAGGACTTAATAAAGTCAGTGCCGTCTTTGTGCTTACGCCAGCCAGCCATGGTTAAGCCGTAGAGCAGACTGATGGCCGAGCCGCCAGCTTTTTTGATGCCTGCGCGTAAGATATTAGTCGGAGTGCGCTGGAACGGGAAGATTAGGCGTAGAGCGTTGCCGACAAACTTCACAGCTTTGAGCATTTTACCATACACGTTGACCATCTTGTAATCGCCGCTGGCTTCTGCGTCTGCCAGCAAACGCTCGATACCTTTAACGCCTTTGCCTCCACCAAGTAGAGTTTCAACAACAGCAGTCGCCATATTTTCGTCTTGGAACAGCAGTTCCTCGGCGGTCTTCATAACCTCGCCCCATACGGCGCTGGATGTGTCGTTGAGGGTGTTGGCGATCTCGGTGTCGATGAAGGCAGCCCTAGCCTGCCCTTTCAGGCCTTGGCGCTTGGCCTCCACATGCGCCCGGCGGTAGGCCACGGCGGAGGCCTCGGCATACATGATGGCGGTCTTGAAAAAGGCGTCTGTGAAGCGGAGCACGCGGCCCGGCAGGCGGCTGATACGGCCTGCCTGCCCGCCCACGCTGGCGCGGATGTTGCCTACTTTGTCGAGGTCGCCGTCCACCATGTCGATCTGCATGGGCTCGCCAAGGTACTTGTGGCGGATGGTGTCGCCTTCGGTGAGGAAGGTCTGGCGGGCCATCTCAAAGGCTGGGCCGATGCCCTGCCAGAAGCCTTTTAGGATGTGCTTAAACTCGCGGAACTGTGGAGCGTTCGGGTCTTGGTAGGCAAGGTTCAGCGTGGCCTCGGCTAGGCGCTGGCCGGTGTAGTGCCATGCCACCTGCGCGGCGTTGCCGGTGATGTTAGCCACCTGGGTTTGCGGGCCGGAGAGGAGGGGCCAGTTGATCCAGTATTCGTAGGTCTTGTCGAACCAGTTAGCCTTGGCTGCGGTGTACTCGCGGGCAAAGGCGTAGTAGTTTGCCATATCGTCTGGGTCGAAGGGCACGAACACGCGCACGCGCTGGCCGCCTGGTGTCATTACCACCTTGGACATGAGCTTGCCAGAGTTGCGGGCCTTGGCGGATTGCATGGCGTAGGCCATGACGCGGTTTACCTCGGCTGTCACGTCGGCCACGGTCTGGCGCTTGCCGCCTAGTAGGGCGGGCTGGGCATCGATGGCTTTGGGTGGCAGGCGGAGGATGCTATCTGACTTGGGATTGAAGCGCTGGGATAGCGGAATTACCTCGCCAGACTCGTCACGGGTCACGGGGTCGGCGGATTTGATCTGGGATGGCTCGAACGCAATAAACGAATCGCCTTCGCCCTCGGCCTCATTGCGATAAACAATGGATTCGATACCCTTACTTTGTAGCAGTTCACGCAATGCAGCATTGTTATCGTTGGCATTGAAAACGGCGTCATATTCGGACTCGCTGATTTTGACTCCACGCTTCCGCAGTTCGCGCATAACGCTTTGGTAGTTCCACGTTCCAAGATCGGGGAGCCTGAAAGGTTTGCCAAGTTTTGCAAAGAACGGAAAGACCTCGCCAAACATTGCTGCCGCACTTTCGTTGCCAAGGTGGACGCCAAGTTCTAACTCTCCTGATGGAGGAGAGAATACGTCGAAAGATAGTTTTTCCCGTGATGGCTCATAGGTGCCGGTGGCCTCTGCTTGCCATTTCTTAGCGTTCGCCGCATCCTCTTGAGTGACACCCATTTGCCCATTGTCGGCAAGGCGCTGATAGACGCTGGTGGCTCCATACCATTCGCGCAGGCCCACACGCTCCGCTAGCGCCTTTAGATTTTCAATAGCTTTGGCACTTCCTGATGTGGACTCTCCTTCGACCGTTTCCGTCGCGTTTGTTCCATGAAAGAGTTTGCGGTCATACCCCGCAGCCTTCGCGGCCTCATCCACCATACGCTGGGCCTTCGCCATATCCCCAGCCTGCACGGCGTCCATGTACTCCTTATCCAAAGCCGCCAGCCCGCCGTCTTGGCTAGGCGGCAGCCCCAGCCCCACGGCCTTCTTGAGCCGGGCAAAGCCAGCCTTGATGAGGCCGCCAAAGCCGGTGCCTGCCTTGACCTGCTCAGCCACGGCGGGGCGGATGATGGCGTTGGTGGCGTCGTGGATGAACTGGCCTACGTCGTCTTGGTTGAGGTTGAGGAAGTTGGCAATGTGCTCGTCTGAGAAGCCTCGGAAGGCTAGGCGCATGATGTTGTAGCCGTCGTTGTCTTTGCCCTTGTAGGCGTCGAGGCCTTCTTTGACAGCGGGGAGGTCGAGGATGGCGGATTGCAGGGCGTGGCGGTCTGTGCCGGAGAGCATGAGGTCGTCTTCGGTGACTCCCATGTTTTTGAGCACGGCCTTTTTGATCTTCTCGCTTTTGGCGTCGTCCTTCTCCAGTAGTTCCTCTTTCGTCTCCTGGGCGCGGGCGGTCTTCAAGGCTGCCTCTATGTCGGCGCGGCGGCTGCCTTGGACTTCCGCTAGCTGGGTTTCTAGGCTGGCAATACGGCGGGCTTTGCCTTTCTCTGTTGGTAGAACGCTGAGTTTACGGCGAATGGCTGTGCTTGGGCCAAACACATTATTGAGGGCTTTAGTCCATCGTTCTTGCGGAGTCTCCAACGGGTCACGTCGAGCGCCTAAAGACTGAGAAAGTCGAGTGCCTATATTAAGAAGATAAATTCCTAACTTGTCCCTCAATATGCGGAGATTTTTGTCCTGGTACTTTTGCGCTTGGTTAGCAACATAGGAAAACGCTTCTTGAAGCACAGCCTGCTCGTCCACGTCGAGGAGCTTGTTGTCCTCGGCCATGTCGGCGGCCCACTCCACGTACTTGGCTGGGTCGCTCTCAAAGGTTTCCTTTGCCCACTTGTGGAGCTTGTCGAGTTGCACGGTTTCCGGGCCTCCCAGCATGTCGCGGGCGGCGGTGAGTGCCTGATACACGGCGCGGGCCTCGGGGTACTCAACCTGTTTGGACAGATTGCGTGAAGACGTTGCGCCACTCGCCCTAACTGCGTCAATAGCATCTGGGTCATTCAGCAAGGCCAGCCTAGCCGCCTCCTCTTCCTCGGCGATGGCCTGTTGCTCGGCAATGAAGGCCTCCATGTCGGCGTCTGTCTGGCCTGCCTCTTCGGCCTCGGCTTCTTGCTCGGCTTCGGCTGGCGGGTTCAGGATGGCCTGGGCCTCGGCTGGCTTCATCTTGTTCACCTGCTCTTTCGTGTAGCCACGGTCGTAGAGCTGCTGGCGCATGTCCCGTGTGATCTGGGTGGGCACGCTGGCTGCCGGGCCGCCTTCGGGGGCGGGCGGGTTGCGCAAGGTCGCTTGATTATTTGGGGCGTAGGTTTCGACAAACGACTTAGCCCATGCGTTTTTGTTGATGATCTCTCCCGAGATTGCCTGTCCAGCATCCAGCGTTCGGGCAATGTCCGTGGCATTCACCAGCAAAGGAAACTCCGACATGGGCAGTTGGCGATTGCCGTCATTCCATGACTTCACTGCATTACGAACCTGTGCCACATAACCGGGGGCGAAGTTGTTACGGTCGTTGGATAGGTACGACTCATTCAAATTACCCACTGGTCCCATTGCAGTGCCGACGAGGTTTTTATATGGAGAAAACATCCCTGGCTCTTGTTTTTCGCGTTCACCGCGAGCCACTTCAACCAATCCATCTCCAACCATCTTTTGGAGCTTTTGGCGCAGTTTCTTGGGCATCTCTGTTGTGGCGATAAACGCGCCACCTGGATACCATTCGCCATTAGGGCCGACTTCGCCCCCTGCCTGCGCCCTCTTTTGGTCGCCCGCCGTGACGGCAGGCTGGCCCGGCGGCAGGGCTAGGGACTGGCTGCGAATTGCCTCCATGCTTCTATTAAATGAATCTTGAGACCTATCGGGCTTGGCCTGTTTTGGCGCGGTGGCTTGGGCGGCATCAGCAGCATTGCGTTCTTGGCGCAGACTTTCTTGGAACTCACTTTGCTGCTCTGGCGTGCGCTCCGCAAGTATGGCGTTTGGCACTTTAGCATCCCCCATAATGGCACGCGCTCCTGCACGGAAGCTGACTGCATTTAGAAGCCTGCGAATTAGGTCTTTTTTGCTGCCTGTGGGTGGGTAGTTGGTAGCCTTTGCCACCTGCTTCAATTCTTCAACGGATAAGCCATTGAGGATGGGCTCTGCTTGCCCTGTCGAGTTGGCGTTCTTGACCGCCTCCACAGCTGCATTAACCTTATCTGGCGACGGCGGCAGGCCAAGCCCGGC